TTTTTTTTTTTTTTTTTTTTTTTGCCAGCCAATGCCAACAAAACCTGCCGGAGCAGTTTTTGGGGAAACGATTTAACGTTTATATGACCCCTTCCTAACCTTGTACCTAACAGGACTATGTTTATGTAGTGTGTGTTATCGCTTAAAGTCATATGGGGGAGGTCTTCTAGCTTCACAGTCGCAATTTCCAACTGTACCTCGCTGACCAGGGCATGTAGGCCGGATTAAGTCCAGCCTTAAAACTTTAGTCTAAAAGTTTTACAAAAAAAAGAAAATTTTAAAAAAATAAAATAACTTTTAAATTTTTAAGCTTAAATGTTTAAAAAAATAATTAAAAACAAATTTAAGGCTGGATTGTAGCGCGAAGCACCGGATTTTGTAGTGCTATAGCGCGAAGTGAAAGCCAATAGGTGGAATAATAATTTAAGCCTCCAGGCAAAGTTGCCAACATTTGGAAGCCATGAGAATTTACTTCAGGAAAATCAATTAACCATTCTATTGCGTCATCTACTTCTGTTCCATCATCATACCATATTGAAGGGGATCCTTTATAAACAAAATAATTTTTACTTATATACGATTGACAATTACGTAAAACATTAAGAATTTTATGCTTTCGTTTTCGCATGTTACCTTCATTTCTTGCTATTGCCATAATTTGATCTTGATAATATTTAAGGCCAAAGGCAAACGGATGATTTTGGAAAAATATATTATTGGCTTTCGCCAAAGTTAAAGTGTGGATATCAACAAAACGGGAATATGGAAAGGGATATGGCCGATTTGACTCACTGCCAAAGAAATCTGTGAACTCTCTTTTAAGAACGCGATCTAGCGCCCAGCAGGCGTCTCTCGTAGTTGCATCATTCGATACCCGTGCGCCAATTGCACACATGGTTGGAAACGCAGATCGCATTCTAACAAAAGTCGAAGCCCGCATAATTCCTTGCAAAGCATCTCGTTTCGTAAACAGGTCTTCTAACATTCTACCATCAACAGCTTCACTATTAATTAGATCTTTAATAGCTGTTTGGACATCCTCCAACTTTTGCACTATAGGCTGTAAAGAGTCATTTGTAGTAATAGACTCTGGTGAAAAGTCAACAGCCTCCAATAGTGCATCAGGGTCACTATTATTAGCTTGGTAGCCAGGAAATTCGTCCTGATTTCCAAAACGATCATTTTCTTGAGCCCTTCGCTCAGCCATCTCAACAATTTCATCTCCAAATAACCTTGCTGAAATATTAGCCATTATAAAGCCCATACAGTTTTATAATAAACCCCCGCTAGTTGAAATTTTATTAAATTAAAATGAGGAAATTAGTATGTTGGGGCTTGACCCCAACCCAAATTTTGTGTTGAATAAGCATTATATGGAGCTCTTGCTGCATTACCAGGAAGAGTGGAATTTAGATAATTTTGACCTGACATAGCTTGTGAAGAGAAAGGAGTGCCAAATGGTAAATTTCCAGAAAATTTTAAATAAGAAGGCAGACCTGCTTTTTGTAAAGAGTCTTGTTTCATATCCATTAGATAATTAAAATTAGAGCGCTGTAAAGTATTAGCATAATTTAAAATATTGGATTGATAATTCTGCTTATTGTTCCAAAAATTGTTTTGCAACGCAGAATTTGATAAATAATTTAAACCAGTGTCAAAAGCACTTTTTTGATAATCAGCTGCACGATTAATCAACAGACCCAGTCCTTGAGCTTGAGCCATCACTATTTAAACCATCCGCAATGTGAAAGGCAGCCATATTTGATATGGCATGATTGCGTGCATAAGTGCTAATTTGGCGCGCATTTCTAGCAAGAGGAACATTGGCTTGTCCTTTGGACACAATTCTCAAACTATAATTTTTTGTATTCAAATTATACGTTACATTTTTGCTCTGTTGTATTGTAGTAAAAACGCCTTCTCGATACAATTTAAAAGGTAAAATAGGAAGATTTACATCATCATCCCAAAATTCCAACAGGAAACATTCACCTTGATGAAGGGAGTCCTTACTCTCAATTATTGCATCTCGAATCAAAGTGGATTGACAAACTTTACCAACACCTGAAGTTAAAACAGAGGGGGAAAAAAAGGCAATTGTCTCTGGAAGAGGGGGAATAAATTTACGATCTGCATGAATAGTTTTCTCTACAAACCTATACAAATAGATATCAACTTCCTTCACATTTGAAAAAATGGTAGTTAATAAAGCACCTTCTTTTATACTATCCCATTGATCAACTTTAAATGAGCATGCTGAATAACGCTCAGGAATATTTGAATTATCATTTTTAATGGTTACTCTATCCAAATCGATTACATCTATTTTGACATATACCATTACTGTTATATATTGAGTATAACCTTTGGGAATAAAACTAATTAAAAAATATGCACTATCTCCTGTTCGAAAATCATGCCCTCTAAAAGTTATAGTTTTATTTGAACTCAATACTACTTTATAATCAGCATTTGAACCCTTTGCAAAAACCAATTCGCCAATAGAGAAACCATTTGATAATGGAGCAACTCCAATATTATGGGCACCTGTTATAAAATCCGCACAACCAACTAACTCAAAGTCAGCTGATTTAATATTTGGCAACAACTCAAAAAAATATGCATGATCTGCAGTTCCAGCACAATATACGGGTTTACCCAAGCGCAAAGCCCATTCAAGAGCTGGTGGATATAATTCTATCACAGGACCCAAAGATATTGGCTTTAATTGTGAAAATTTAAAATCTGAACATGGTTTAGAAAAAATTTGAACAGTTATTTCAGCTGAACCGGTTGCAGAAGTATTAAGGGGCATAAGCACATAAATGCAAAAATACCCTCCAAAAGTACGCGGTTTTTCAAGATTAAACTCATTTGTATAATGATACATAACGTATCTTTGATCCATAACTGATTTGGAAATTACTTCTAAAGTTTTAGGGTCAATTACTGAATATTCAAAAGCCGTTATATCTGATTCAGTTCTTAAAGTTTTAGGTTGAATATTAGGCGGAATTCTAACACACATTATAGCTCCCGCATGGAAACCAGTTCCAGCCACCTTAACTGCAAAATCAATACCTCCAGCCCATACATTATACATTTTTCCTATATGAGCCATCCATTGATGACATTCTGACGGATGGATAGGTACTGAAAACAACAATGTTGCCGGATCTTGATTTACGGTCCATGTAGCTTTTCGAAGAGCAATAAAATGTTTAAAAAAAAAAGGGTCGATGCCATTATTAGCTCCTGCATGAGTGGGAGCCTCAGTAGTATTAGGCCCCCTATTACCATCTGATGACACTGGCGTTTCATTCGTTCCAGCAATAGTAGCATCGAAAATTTCAGCAGGCCCAGACGTACTGGGTTGTGGGGCATTAACTTGAGACATTTAGAACTCTAATTAAATTTAACTTCTATACTTATTTAATGAATTTAAAAATCCGCTAACGGGTTTTTAAACCCCCGTCAGCGAAGAGCCAGCTCATTTTAGCTTAGCTCGAGGGGCTGAACTGGAAACCCATCGTGCTATGTACATCTTCTATTGAAGGAAGAATTAATGGCCAAGAGTTTTCAATAATTATTTTATTAAAATGATTCATAAAAAAATTAAATTCTTTAATACTTATAAGGGCTGCTTCTTGTAAACAAGAATTCATGGTGGACTCCATTATTGTTAAATCAACTTTCTTTAAAGGTTGTTTTTCTTTAACCCAATGATGTGACGGGCCAAAACAATAACCAAGCATTTTAATAAAAGATTCTTTATTGAGGCCACCCATATAATAAGCACCTCTTTTAATGGTTTTCCGTTTTAAGAATTCAAAATCTAAAACTTTAAGAAATGCTTGTGGCACTCCATCCTTAGAAGCTGGAGTGCACACCATATTGAGTTCGTCCATTATTTCTTTAAAAGTAAAAAAATTAAAAATTTTTATTATTTCAGGATGTACGCTATAAACACCATCATCACCATAAACCTTAACAACAACATATTGTAAAAAAGCTGCCAAGTTAGCTAGATGGGGCATTTTAATACGCATAATTTTATAAAATGCATACATTACCTTCATAAAATGCACTATTGAATTATCCATGGCAGTTCCAGGTTGCCCTGAAACCATTCCACCTTTAGCCTGAATTATGTAGGTATTTTTGTCTTCAGCATTACATAAAAGAAATGGTTGCCAAATACAGGAATGCAAATTTATCCTTATTAAATTATGAATAGGGTCAAAATTTGGATCAAATTCTTCATAGATACTGTTATAAACATGAACAACTTGTTGTAAAAATACTTTAACTAATGAAGCATCCCAATTTTTAAAATCTGCATCAAAACCTAAATCAGAAACACGTAATAAGCTGTTAATAAATTGATGCCAATCCAGTGAAGCAACACAATCAATTCCCACTTGAGGTGGTAACTTGTTTCTGTTTCGCATAATAGCTCCGATCGCTGCTCCAAAATATATGCGATGAGCAATTGAATAATCAAAAGGTGCTCCCGCAAATGATCGAGTATTAACATCAAAAATTTTTTTAACCTTTACAACTTCATCTTTCAATGAAGCCGAAAAACAAACCAAGGGTTTTGAATTAGGTTGTCTGCAAATATCAATTAATTCATCTATTGAAGAATTTAAAATGCGCCCAATTTTAGTTTCTAAATTAATTTTATAATAACCAGGAGTACATACTAAATACTTATCTTTTTTCGGTTCTAAATGAATCCATGGATATCCAGGTGACGTGTCACGAGGATATGCAGAAACATTTAGTTCTGCACATGTATTAAGTGACTCAGTTTTTGTTAACAATCTTACTTGAGTCTTAGTTTCTCTCAAAACTGAACAGAAGTATTTACACGTATCCTCAGTTACTTTTTGTAATAATTCCATATCAACGTTATCTGGCTGTTTATGATTCCATTTAGAAATTGATTGTTCGTACGGATTAACAGTAATTACATTATTTTCATTACATGGAATTCTGCTATCAAATGGTGATAATATTGCAGGTTGGAAAAATTTTTCTGTCCCAGGCAAAGCCAATGGACTAGTATGAATTCGTGAACGCACCGGATTAGAAATATTTTTAGGTAATACGCCAAATGCGTTCATTCCTAATATTGAACCTATTGCAGTTGGTTGAAAAGTTGCTGGGTTAGATTTAGGAACAACTATTAAGCGTTGTTCTGCCTCCACAAATTCCAAAAATGATTCATTTTGTGGGACAGTTTCTGGGAAAAATTCTTTATATAAATAAGATGCAAAACCATTTCGGGTATTAGCAGCTCCATGAATCCCTAAGATCTTAACCGTTACTGAATTTGGATTACATAACAATAGAGGTGATCCACAATCACCAGCTTGAGATCCTAGTAAAGATTCAAACTCAATTCCGGGTGTATAACCAGTATATTGTATCTGGTTCTCCTTTTCATACCCATCAGCTGTCTTAATAGACTTCACACAATGGGTTCGTACTGGATGTAATCCAAAAGCTTTCTCATTACCCACATGAGTTGGAGTTACCAACAATCCAAATTGATTCTCTATAAATTTATTAACATCATAAGATGAATCAGCTAACCAATGAACTATTGATTTAAAACTTTGGGATCCTTTATGATCTATTGTAAATTTAAACAGATCTAAACTAGCATTATGATTAGACTTAACAATTTTAACTATAGTTGATACATTATTAATAGTGTATCGAATCCCATATTGAACATCAGGTCTAATAGAATGGTATACCGACACCCCTAAATAACCTTTTATCATAAGGGCCATATTTAAAAATGTAAATTTTTTACCATCTATAATACCTAGCTCAACCATATTTTTCATAACCAATGGCAAAACCTGGGCTATTGAAGGATCTAATAATGACTCATTATTGATAGCATCTTCACACGATTGTATTGAGCCATCAAATTGTTCTGGAATTAAATTAATAATTTTTTCCCCGGGAATTATTTTAGGAAGCTCCGGTTTTTCTTTTTGTGTTTCAGCCCAGATAACATCATGGACTGGAATTAACCGAGCCTCTTTTTCCTTTGGCCGAGGTTCATGATCATCAGGACCTGATTCATTCCACCACTCCCCTTCAGGGGTATAGTGTTGAACAACGTCCTTCATTTGCAATTCTGAAATGTCTTCTCCATATAATGATACAGCAAGTTGGATAACTTTACCAATATGGGCTTGTTTAGCCGTATCAGATCCATATTTATCCATAATATCGATCATTTGATCATATCGTTTCTTGGAGAATTTCATAACAGCTTTTGCTTTTTTATTCTTACCTTTAGCTTCTAGAAAAAAGGCTTCAAGCGGTTCCATTTTATAATCATCAGGAAAATGATATTTAATTAGATGCCAAATTGAAAAACCAGACATGCACAATTTTATTAAAAATGATATTATTTTAAGTAAATTTGGAAATAATCCGGGTAAATCTAGAATTTGCCACATGGACATTGACTGATTAATATTATGTTCTAATTGTGGTAATGTTTCTGCTGTAATACTTTGTAACTCACCACATAATCCAAAATATGTTTTATATTCATTTTTTGTGGCATTATTAAATGGTGCTGAATAAGAATCACATTGTAATCCATTTTCTGTAACTGAAATATTATCAACAACTGAAAAACAGCGAATAATCATGTTTGGTTTATTAACTGAGAACACAAAAGAACGATCAATACATTCAATCATAGCCTGAAAAACATATGGACATTTTTGGCAATCACTATTTAAAAGGATTATAAAATCATCTATTGTGCCTGGAAACGCTGGACGCTCCACTGTATGAGTATGAAGAGCTCTTGCAATTTTAAGACATTCAGTAATCTTCCCTTTTTTGAGGGTACATTTTCCGGAAGTCAAATATGTAAATAATTTTGAAGTATCAGTATATAATATATTAAATAATACATAGGCTTCTTCATCTATTATAATATGAATCATAGGGTTAACTTGATCAATACCAATAACAGGAACTGATTGACACATGATTTTTTTAAATAAAACGGGGTCAATTTTAATATCACCTAACCTACTAATTAATTGATCATGAGCTAGGTATATAGGTTTTTCTTCTTTATGAGAAGCATAAAAATCTTTAATGTATACTGCACTAGTAAAAGATACCTTACCAGTTTGAATATCAAGAGGAGTATATTTCCCATTCACGCGCAGTCCATCGAACCAACCATTTTTAGTTCGAAAACCATATTCATATACTTGAATACGCCGCCAAAACATTTCGCGTTCATCTGATGTTGTCATGTACTCCTGCATCATTTCAATATTTCCATTACAGATTAATAACTGGATGGGAGTATTCCCATCATAAACTTCAGCCATATACGTGCGGAAAAATTGAAAAGCTTCAAAGCTAGTAGAAATATCTTCCACCATTAAAATAGGTGTATTTATTACTAATTTAGATAAATTATTAGCATGAACATGAGTAACTACATTTTCACAATGTTTTAAAGTTAACAAATTTTTAATAGCATGCATTGCCACTGATTTTCCTGTTCCTGGTGATCCAAAAAGACCAATTACTTTAGCATTTGAAAATGTCATTTCACTAAATGCACGAGATGATGAAATGACCTTAGATTGATCTTCTTCAGATATGGCTTGATTATAAATATCATCCTCACTGGCAATGGAAACGTTGTCATAATTGCGAGGATTATAAAAAGCAGGATCAACAAAATCTTGTGGAATACCACCATTATCTAAATATTTTTTATAGGTTTGATCAAATTTAGTTTTTTTTTGTTCCAACTTACTTTTATTCTTAACTGATGGAGAAACACTAGCTAATGCAGCTGAAAAAGATGCTCCAACATATTTACTAGACTTTTTAGAATTTGAAGACGAAGAATCAACAATGTCTCTAGCTAAATTAATAGCACTAATTGAGGCATAAGTTTCTCCGCAGGGAAAAGGTCCTTCTTCACCCTTAATATGAACTAAATCACAATTGGGATGACGGACAGAATTAGCAATTACTTCACCACTAACTTTAATTAGATCTTTTTGAAGAGATTTTAGATAAGCTCTTTTAAATTTATCATGTGCTAACATTGCTAAGTCAACCAATTGGAAAATATTTACTTCTTTCTGAAATTCACCAATTCGATGTTCTTCTAAAGCAGGTATGGCCCACATACGAAGATTAGAATAATCTTCCTTAAAATATCTTTCAGGCACATCACCTTCTTCTGGTATCCAAAACGGATTACCCTCTATAGTAATTTCACCATCCTCTGTTTCTTCTGTATGAACTTCTCTTGATGGTGGACAACCATATCGGGCAACAAAATCTTCAATATTTGGATCAATTGCCACTATTAGAACATCTCTTCTTCTATTAATTGCTGTCATAGACTTGACAGCACTTGATGACCAACAATCTAGATTATTTGAACAACCAATTATAAATGTAGACACAAAGGGGCGACCTTTTTCTTCATTATCCGACATATTTAAAATAGTTTTATTCGGATTTTTAACTTTCATTAGATCAGCATGATCTTCGTCAGCTTTAGTTTGGCCCCAATCATCATACAAAATAATATCTTGTCCATTATATCCAGACCAATATTGTTCTGATGAATTTCTAGAATAAATAGTAACTTCTTTTCCAAGTCGTTGTCCAATTAATTTGGCTATTGCATTAACCATTGATGATTTCCCAATGCCAGCAGCACCAGCAATTTGAATAAACACTGGTTCCTGTTTAGTAGCACCACTATTAATATGTAATACAGCCCAATCATGAATCATTTTTAATTTAGCACGCATGTCATCAAAGACAACCTTTGTGCTAGACATATTGCATTTTTGCTTCATGAGATCAGCATAAATTTTGTCGATCTCATTCATAATATTTTGTGCACGTTGAACGCGCTCAGGACTATTCATAACAGACTGTACATTTGCCTGAATATCATCGGCTAGTTGATAAACCTCAGCTTTAAATTCTAATAATTTTTGCTGAAATAGCTGAACTTGTTTATCTTCTGTTGAACACCAGTGGTAGCCAAACAACTCCGCAATGCAAGACATTAGGAAATTAAAAACAGCAGGAATGCCGTCTATTAATCCCTTATATGACTTAATTTCATGGGAAAATGTTTGAACATCTTTTAAAATATTTTTAAAACTAAAATTTTTCCAAGATTTACCTGATTTTCCACCAGTTATAATAGTAAAAATTGAAATTATGCCCCCAATTAACCACATACATCCTTCTGGGATACAGGTTAAATCCAAACCAATTCTATCAAATATAGTTGGATTATCTCCATTCTTAACAAATGCTTGATTATAAATGGGGTCGTCTTCCAATTCTTTACAGGAATCTATTAATTTATCAGTTAAATAATATAATAGCCTATTAATAAAATGTGCAATATACATAATCAATAACCGTGACATAGAAGCTAAGTCATCGGTCCAGAACCAATCATATAATTCAGCGACAGCAGTTAAAACTGCTACCCGTTCAGCCTGATTTTTACAAGCAATATATTGAGCTAAATAATTGCACAAATTTATTGGTTTAATAGTTTGTAATAATTTTTCAAATTGTTCTATTGTAATATTTGAAAGACCATCCATTAGAAATTTTGGAAACCATTTTGATTCAGTTTCATTTTCAGATGGTTTATTAACAAACATATCTTTAATGGAAGAAAATAAAGATTGATTAATAATAGGATCATAAGCTCCTTTAGGAATTTCTTGATTAAAATATGCTGAATTATCAGCATTACTAAATAAAGTACACCTTGAAGCGGGTGTACCCATGATATCAATATATGCCTTAGTGGCATATATAGGGATTATAACTCGTGATTTACGAGCTTTAAATTTTTTGAGAACGTTAAGCGCTCTCAGAATTCTTTTTTGCTGCTTAATTGCAGCATAATTAATTTTTTTTTTTTTTGGCCATTTGGCCTTGACACATTTGGGAATGGGCATTTCAATGCCCTCGTCATATTCGGGTAATTTGTCAAAAATATTTTGTGCCAGTGGTGTTTCTACTGGCTTTATTCTATCTAGAAGTGCTTCTTGCACTTCATTACAATACTCTGAAAATAAATTAACCCGACGGGCTAATTCAGCTTTTATATTAAGCCAGGTGTAAAACACTCTGGCAAAGTCCTCTTGCATGGTTGCAAGCTTTTGCTCGCCATATGCAAGTAGCATTTGATGATCAGCATCTTCAAAATCAGATGCTGGGACCCAATATAAAGCCTCAAGCTCTTGGGTAAATTGGGTGACTCGGTTCCCAAGCCGTCTTTGTCTGAAATAAAACTCCTTCTGACGTTGAAGGAGTTTTTTTTGTGGGACTCCTTGACATTTAACATATTTTCCAGGATTGGAGTCCCTGGTGTAAGAATTTACAATATTTAAAAGATTTCGAGGTAATCGGAATCCAGACATTATTAAATTTAAATAGATAATAATAATATAATAATAATATAATAAATTGCTTTAATGAAATTTTGATTAAATTTATATTTAAGATTATAATATTAAACACTCAAATACAATTCAATATAATAAAATACAATTCAAAATAATATATGAAATAGAAAAT